TAGTATCAGTGTTGTTGATCTTAACAGTGTTAATTTTAGTTCTAGAACAATTCCACAGGGAGCAGAAAGCGAAATTGATATCTGTACAATAGAATTTCAAACCCCTATTTGGATCAGTCCGCCTGCCAAGGTTAAGAAATTAGGCATCATTAAAAATATTGTGATGAATGTATTTGGCGAATCGGGACAGTTGTTAAATCTAGAAGATTTAATTTTCAATAGAGACGCTCCTACATCTCAACAAAGAGAAACAGTGGATCGATTTGGTGTGTTGTTGATATTAAACAAGGCCACTGGCTTATACGATCTAACAGTCTTAGACGTCTACGAGGCTGTGCTAGGACTAGGACTAGATGCAACACCGTATAAAAATAATCAATTGAGATTAGACTGGAACAAGGTATTAGAAATACACGGCGGGTATACCGGCACCAGCAGAATACATTTTACACAGCCCAGCGGTTATGAAATTACCGGCACCTTTACAGTTAACGAGCTTGATCCTACATATCTAGTTGTTGATTTAGATATGGATACTATTCCTACAAATACCATTGTTGCTGTAACAGCTATTGTTGATCCTTATAAATTTAGCCCTATTGAAAAATTTGGTGCAATCTCAAACATCCCCGTTGGCACTAGATACCTAATGCTAGACGATGTTAACAACAGTGATAATGTTGGACAACACGTAGAAAATGGTGGATGGAATTATGGAGATAGCGGCTCAACTGCCTACGACGGCCCGGATGCTTGGAAAGATTTGATAGGCAATGATACTGTAATCAAAGCTAATTCTATTATAGAATGGACAGGTGCTGCTTGGATACAAACTTTTAATCCTGCAACAGTTACTTCCACACAATATTTCACCAATCTAACCACTGGAGTACAGTATAAATGGGATGGTACACAATGGCTACGTTCGTTTGAAGGCGAGTATGCGGCCGGATATTGGAGATTTGACCTAGATGCCTGATAAGTATCTAGATGCAACAGCGTGCCGGCCTATTATTTTTAGCTAAAAATACCAAAAGAATTCTTCTGATCTTGGAAGATGCCAAATGGACTGTGCCTACTTTTCCTCGAAATAATTCTTTATTGGAAGATGTTGATCCGTTAATGAAAGATTTTTCAACTGGAAAGATTTTACCAATTGAATTATATCTCAGCGAAGATAGGGGTTTCGAATACGGCACCTATGTATGCCTAGTTGATCAAGAGTTTTTAACCAACAAAGCAGAATCAATTGCCTGGTGCGGGCTAGGGCATCTTCCAAAAAATCTACACAACGGTTTAAAAGCTACCTTGCAAAATTCTATTATACAATCTAAAATATCAACAATTTTAGAACTATCAAATTCGTTAAATTAACAATTTTTTTAATGTAAATATAGCGTTCGGAGGCATCAATGCAACAAATTAAAAAATCTAAAACATTTCAAACAGAGCTGGCTCGATATAGCACTTTTATTGAACATATGCCAGATGGCCCGTCAAAAGATGATCTTAATAGATTATTAGGTTCGTTGATTACCGAAGTTAAAAAAATGGACGAGATGCACAACGAAATGGTCTATACTAGACAGTTGCCTTCAATGGGGCAGGAATTTCGAGAAAAGATTGGTTCTATTCGAAAACAATTAGATCAAAAAATTAAAGAAAATACTTGATAAGTTAGGAGTTATAAATGGATTTTAGAGAAGTTTCGTTTGGAGAAAGCAGCAGGGCCAAGTTAGTTGAAGGGGTTAATATCCTTGCTAATGCTGTTCGTGTTACATTAGGCCCTAAAGGAAAAAATGTAGTAATACAAAAAACCTACGGCTCACCTTTGATTACCAAAGACGGAGTAACAGTAGCTAAAGAAATTAAACTACGAGACAATATACAAAATATGGGAGCGCAGATGGTCAAAGAAGTTGCTTCCAAAACTGCTGATGTAGCAGGCGACGGTACAACAACCGCTACTGTTCTTGCTCAAAGTATTGTTAAAGAAGGAATGAAATTTGTCACCGCCGGAATGAATTCTATGGATCTTAAACGAGGCATTGACAAAGCAGTAGTGGAGATTATTAAAGAATTAGAAAGAGTTTCTATACCTTGTACCACTGAAAAAGAAGTAGCACAGATTGCTTCTATCTCTGCAAACTCAGATGAAATAATTGGTAACTTAGTTGCAGAAGCTGTTAATAAAGTAGGTAAAGATGGCGTAGTCACTGTTGAAAGCGGTAAAACTCTACAAGATGAATTAGAAGTTGTAGAAGGTATGCAGTTTGATCGTGGATATCTTTCTCCATACTTTGTCAACAATGCAGAAAAACAGTTAGCCGTTTTAGACAATCCCTTTATCTTGATCTGCGATTCTAAAATTTCTAGAGTTCAAGATCTTATTCCAATCTTAGATGCAGTGGCAAAAGAAGGCAAATCTCTATTAGTCATTGGTGAAGATGTTGATGGTGAAGCATTATCAACATTGGTTGTTAATAATATTCGAGGTAACATTCGAGCCTGTGCTGTTAAAGCACCAGGATATGGTGATCGCCGAAAACATATACTTCAGGACATTGCTACACTAACAGGTGGTATGCTAGTATCAACTGATTTAGGAATGTCTCTAGAAAAATTAATGATGGAGGATCTTGGTAGAGCTGATCGAGTAGAAGTAGGCAAGGAGAATACTGTTATTGTTGGCGGTCTAGGCGATACTGAAAAAATTAAAGATCGAATAGTATTCATTCAAAATTCTATTGAAGAAGTTGCAGCAGAATACGATAAAGAAAAATTAAAAGAACGTGCTGCTAAACTATCAGGTGGTGTTGCAGTTATTAAAGTTGGTGCTTCTACAGAGATAGAAATGAAAGAAAAGAAAGATCGAATCGACGATGCGTTAAGTGCTGCTAGAGCTGCGGTTGAAGCTGGCATTGTACCAGGAGGCGGTACTGCATTGGTTAAAATTAAGAAAATTTTAAAAGATCTAAAAGGAAAAAACAGCGATCAAGATGCTGGCATACAGATTATTATGCGATCAATTGAGGAGCCGTTTAGACAGATACTAGTTAATGCTGGAGAAACTCCAGAAATTGTTCTAGCAAGAGTAGAAGATGCTGAATTTAGTTTTGGCTACGATGCATCTACTGGAACATATGGCAATATGTTCGAGATGGGTATCATTGATCCAACTAAAGTTGTTAAGACTGCTTTACAAAATGCTTCGTCAGTTGCAGGACTGTTATTGACTACAGAATGTGCAATCAGTTTTGATGAAAAAGATCTTAATAAAAATTAAGGTAACCAATTGTAGTTAATGATCAATCTATAGTCTGAGTGGCAAGGGGTGGTGCTTGAATGATAGGTAAGCCCGTTAAACAACACCATCCGGTCAGCCACCGGCTTAATAGTTTGATCAACATTAAATTGATGATCTTTACTCCAGTTGTAACTAGACTCCGGTAAAGTTTCATCTCTTGTTTCTTTATAAAATACAGTGTCTCCATCGGACTCATTAACATAATACAATGCAGTCATATGCCCGTCATCCCAATCTACGTGAGGAGCATGGATTATCGGATATGGAGTACGTGTAGTTAGTCCTACTCTAATTCTTATTAATTTTGTTATTGACATCTGTTGATCGTGTAGAGCTTTAACTAATATTGATTGTGCCAACGGCATTAGGGGGTTTAAGATCTCGTCAAAATTATACAATGTAAGGACCCAAGAAGGATCGTATTCTTTTTGTAGATTTTCAAATTGATTGTACGCTGTACTCTTCACATAGCGCCAAGGTTGATCCATTAACAAGTCTTCTAAATATTTGGCGTTAGCTGAGGTTGTAAGATTGTCTATCACTCTAATCATAATATAAGGTCTCTAAAAAATTAACTTATAAATATTTAATGTTTAGTAAAGTCCCCATAGAAATAAAGTTTAAAACTTTTGATCCGTATATTTTATCAAATCTTCCACCAGTTTCAAGCTCTAGGACTCGACCAAGTTGGTTCATGAAAACAGCACCATTTAGTGGCAGCGGTATAATTTCAGAAAGTTTTGATCCGTTAAAGGCTCCCACTATTCGAAGATGCCCTGCAATCAATGATTATTTTGTAACAGGCGTTACTGTACCAAGTTGGTCAGATATTGAATTTTATATTGATGGTCCAAAAAAATCAATAGAATGGCGATACGCTAACAATTACAAAAATATGGAAATGATACAGCCGCACTCATCAGCACAGTATCCAGAATTAGCTGACAAATATATCCACGCAAAGATTATCAGTCCGTGGATAGCAGAATGTAACAGCGACATATCTTGGTTTTTAACTAAACCTTCTTATATGTCAGAATTTGATGATCAAGATGTGGTATTCTGCGACGGTATTACTCAGTTTAAAAACAACTTTGTTACCAATGTGAATTTATTTTTTCCTTTAAAAGATAACACTTATACTGTGAAATTTTCAGCAGGAAATCCTATTCAAAAATATATTCCAATGACTGAACGTCCGATAAATATTACCGCAGAGTATTGTACGAGGGAGTATTACGACTACGCAGCTATGCACGGTCGTAGTGTTTCCTACAGTTTAGGAAAACTCTACAATATTTTAAAGAAAAAAATTAATAAGGAAATATAAAATGAGCCAACAATACGTTATTCCTCCAGGTACAGAACACGTCTGGACACCGCCAGATCAAGTGGTAGTAGCACCACTTGAAGATGTGGTTGATACAGAAACTGCCATTAGAATGATTCGTGTACAATCAGCAGTAAGAAATCAAAATGAATCTAAAGTTTTTGCATTAGTAGATCAGATGCAGGCGCTATGGAAATCATTTTTAGACGGTGCTATTAACAAAGATCAGCTTGCTAATCAACTAATAGATTTTAGAAATCAATCATTAACTAACGTCGATCCGACAGAAGTAGACGATATTACAATCCAGATTTTTGAAAACGCAATTACAAAAGCACTTGCGGAGAGCACACGGGACTAATATGATCAAACCTGTTAACAGAATTTTAGTAGTAGGCGGAGGATCTGCCGGATGGATGAGCGCAGCAGCTCTTATTAAGGCCTATCCTGAAAAAGAAATTATAGTAATTGAAAGTCCCAATGTTCCAATCTTAGGTGTTGGTGAAAGCACACTAGGTGGTATCAACGATTACTGTAAGTTTTTAGGTCTTGACGAAAAAGATTTTATGACTTACACCGATGCAAGTTATAAAATGAGCATTAAATTTACTGATTTTTATGAAAAAGATTCAGGTGGATTTCATTACCCGTTTGGCCGGCCGTTTACTCAAGGTACTAACAAAGGCATGACTGACTGGTTGGCAAAAAAAGCATTATATCCAGAAACGCCTATTCAAGATTTTGTTGACTGTTTTTTTCCAGCAGCGGCTTTATGGAATGAAAACAAGTTTGCTTTAAACAAATACGGAATGTTTGATAGCTATGATCCGGATAATGATGTGGCCTATCACTTTGATGCTACTAAATTTGGTTCTTGGTTACGAGAACGTTATTGCAAACCACGTGGTGTTAAACATCTAGCTACCACAGTTGTTGACATCAAAGTAAACAATGACGGCATTGAAAAACTTATATTAGAATCTGGCGATGAAATTACCGCTGATCTTTACGTTGATTGCACTGGATTTAAGAGTATCTTGTTAGCAGGAGCGTTAAAAGAACCTTTTATCTCATACAATGATATGCTTCCAAATAATAGAGCATGGGCTACCCGAGTTCCTTACAAAGATAAAGAAAAAGAGTTAGAACCATTTACTAATTCTATTGCTCTCGGAAATGGCTGGGTATGGAATATTCCTAGCTGGGAAAGATTAGGCACTGGATATGTTTACAGTGACAAATTTATTAGCCCGGAGGATGCCAAAGAGGAATTTAAACAATATCTAATGAGCGATAAAGTTGTTTGTCGTAGAACTAGAGAAGAAGTAGATGAGTTAGAGTTTAAAGATATTCAAATGCGTGTAGGAATACACGAAAGAACATTTGTTAAAAACGTTGTAGCGATCGGACTATCTGCAGGATTTATAGAACCATTAGAGTCCAACGGCCTATATACTGTACACGAATTTTTGTTTAAATTGCTTAAGACCTTAGAAAGACCAGCAATTACACAATGGGACAAAGATGTATATAACGCTACCTGTTTTGGTATGTGGCGTAATTTTGCACAGTTTGTTGCATTACACTATGCCTTAAGTATTAGAGACGATACAGAATATTGGAAGGCCAATGCTAATAGAGTATATTCTCCAAATATGCCTAGCCTATTACCAGAAACTGCTGTAGGATTTTATAAACTTCAAAGTGCTAAAATGTTTGATTACCATCACGATTCCGATATTGCTGGTATAAACTGGATTAGTGTAGGTATGAATTATTTTGTTTTAGATAAAACAACAATGGCTATAAGACAAAATATGCATCGAGAAGACTTTAGACTAGGCTACGCTAATGTGTTTAATATGTTTGAAGATCGTAAAGCAAGATGGCGAGAGATCGCCAAAGATTGCCCTAGTTTGTATCAATATTTGAAAACACACATTCATAAAGGACAAGAATAATGTTAGTTAATAATATTTTTGCAGGTAGATTAACACCTTCAGCAACAGTAGGTGGATGCATTGATATATTTGAAAATGTTTGGCCTGATACAGAAATTACTATTGCTAGAATGGAGCAGGCTTGTTCGGATATTAATTCTGGAGTAGGTTGGGGTCGTGCAGGTACGGTTGGCCAAGGTCATAAACAAACAGCAAGAACTAATCTTGGATTGGGTATAACAGTATCCGGCGAAGGATCCGATAATCAAACAATGAAAGACATACACAATCAAATGTATTTTTTATTGCTAGCATCGACTCTTCCGTATACTGAAAGATACGAAATTGGTGAGTTTATGTATCACGAACCGTATCAAGCATTGAAATATCGTCCAGGTGAGTTTTATAAAGCACACTACGACGGCGGCACTGAGTCTGGTCGTAGTATCAGTGCTGTGATATATTTAAATGATGATTACGAAGGCGGTGAGATTGAATTTCCTAATTTCAAAATTAAACTAAAACCAGAAAAAGGAATGTTAATTTTATTCCCATCGAACTATGCATATAGACACATTGCTCATCCAGTGCTAAGTGGAACAAAATACAGTCTAGTAACGTGGATCCACGATAGACCATTTAAATGATTATAAAAATGAATAACGTTGAACTTTTCCAAAAACAAAAATATGTTGAATTAAAAAAAGTACTTTCACCGGAGATGGTGCATTTAATATCAACTTATGCAAAATTGGACGAAACAAACGATTTTTCGATGGAAGAAGGGCCGAACCCACAGATTCTTAATTCCCATAGTCAGTATGCGGACATGTTGATGGAATCAATATTGTTGCATCTTCATCCAACAATGGAGGAAAATACTGGGCTTAAATTGTATCCTGCTTATTCTTATTATAGAGTTTATAGGCCAGGAGCTGATTTAGTCAAGCACGTGGATAGGCCTAGTTGTGAAGTTAGTACAACTGTCACTTTAGAATTTGATTACAATGGAGCAGATTACGAGTGGCCTATCTTCATCGGCGGCGCAAGATGTGCAATGACTCCAGGAGATTTAGTTATCTATAGAGGATGTGATGTTGAGCATTGGAGAGAAGTGTTTGATGCTCCGTCTGGATCCTATCATATTCAGGTATTTTGTCATTATGTAGATGCCGATGGTCCGTATGCTGAATGGAAATTTGATAAAAGGCCTTTTATCGGCTTTGATAAGGAAGGAAAATTAACTAAATTAATTTCTAAATTTTATTTTCCAAACAAACCTTATCTAAGATTTACAGGATAATATGATTCTAGTATATGATAACTTACTTGATCAACAAGAAGAAGATCACATAGAGAATTTTTTACGAGATCCAAAATTTCCTTGGTTCTTATCTATCGGCTACAATCACTATACTACAGACAAAAATTGCATCGATGCAAATTCTAACAAAAATTCTCAAGAATGTGTATTGTTAACACACGTTTTTTATTTAGATAGTGTAAAAAATTCTGACAATTATCTATTGTCAGATTTTGTTCTAAACATATTTTTAAACAAAACTAATTATTCTTTCAAATCGTTAACAAGATCTAAAGCAAATCTACAATTAGTATCTAAAACAACTGATGCATTACATACCACTCCACACATTGATAGCAATAAAGATCATAAAGTATTGATATATTATGTCAACGATTGCGATGGTGATACTTTTATATTTCAAAACGATGAGGTAGAAAGAATTTCTCCTAAAAAGGGTAGATTTGTTTTATTTGATGGCAGCTATTATCATGCTGCGGGGTTAGCAAAAGACTCTGACTTTCGAATCAACTTAAATTTTAACTTATTATGATTTCTTATAGTTTTGAAAATTTTGTAGGAGTCTATGAAAATGTACTAGATTCTGAGAACTGTCGATCGATTATAGAATATTTTGAATTTCTGCGAGAATTTAATCTAGTAATTGGGCACGAAGAATATAGTAAAAATATTGCATCAAGAAAAGACGAAACTGTTTTTACAATGCATCCCGATACAATTGCTTTGCCGAAGAGTCATCCAATACTTCAGCAATTTTCTGAAAAATTTTGGATTTGTTATGAACAGTATTGTAAAGAATATTCTATTTTAACCACTATTAAACGGCACGGGTTTTTTCAATTAAGAATTCAGCGCACTGATGTTGGAGGAGGATTTCACAATTGGCATTTTGAAAATGACGGTATGGAATCATCTAATCGGTTAGTGGCATTTATGCTCTATCTCAACGACGTAGAAGAAGGCGGCGAAACGGAATTTTTATATCTGCATAAAAGATATCAAGCAAAAACTGGAAAAATGTTAATATGGCCTGCAACGTACTCGCATACACATCGAGGGAATCCACCGTTGAGCAATGCCAAATATATTATCACAGCCTGGTTAACTTATTTTGAATGATGGATATCCAATATTATTTTCCAACCGCTATTGCTATAGAAAAAAATGCGTTGTTAGCAGAACAGATGTTGCCTGTTGCTAGAAAGTATCTTAGCAATGAAAGTCTACTAACCTATACATGGGGATATAAAAATACATTTACTGCTGAAGCCGGCATCGCAGACTTTGAAGACGTTAAACCTTTTTTTGATTTTATCAATATTAAAGGAAAAGAATTTTTAGTCAAAAACGGCTACGATACTGATAAGTTAGACTTTTCAACACAGATTTTTGTAAGCGAGATGTTAGAAGGCGATCAACATTCTTTACATACTCATCCAAATTCTCTACTGTCTGGTTTATTATATTTAGAAGTTCCGGAAGGATCAGCACCTATCATATTTTCAGATCCACGTCCTTTTAGATCAATGATTGCATTACCTAAAAAAGGTGATCCGTTGACTAACTGGGATAAAACTATTTTTAAACCTGAAAACGGAACTTTTTTAATATGGGAATCTTGGTTGGCTCACGAAGTTCCTAAAAACTTTAGCAAGTCTGGAAGGATAACCATGGTATTTAATCTTGGAAAAATTGTAAAATGATAAAAAATATTGATAAAAATTTTCAATTTGTTGTTGTTGGCGGTGGCAGTGCCGGCTGGATTTCTGCACTATTTGTTAGAGCTAATTATCCAGATAGCAAAATTATTTTAATACAAAGCAGCGAGATTGGTATATTAGGAGCCGGTGAAGGAACTACTCCGCATATTATTGATTTTTTAGATGAAATAGATGTTCCTATTAGTAGGTTAATTAAAGATGCTAAAGCAGTATTAAAAAGTGGGATAAAGTTTTCTAACTGGAACGGAGATCGTCAACATTATTATCATCCCTTTCCAGATAATTTTAATTTAGATAATACATTAATCAGTGAGCTAGCACATACAAATTATCCATTAATAGATTTAGAAACTATTGCTAATAGAAGATCACTAGATGATGTTAATTTTAATGCAATAGCCTGTGATAGAAATTGTGTTAGATTTGTTCCTAACATAGATATTAGTACAAAAACATTAGATCCTATTTTACATTTTACTAGGTTGGGAAGAACAGCATTACATTTTGATGCTAACTTACTTGCTAGTTGTTTAGAAAACATAGGACGAGAGAGAAATATCAATGTTATCGACGGAATAGTTAGTGATTTTACATTAGACGACAATGGCAATATTAAATCTGTTAACATCGATTCGACAAAAGTTGATTCAGATTTTGTTTTTGATTGTTCTGGTTTTAAAAGATTAATTATTGGAAACTTATATAAGACTCCGTGGAAAAGTTATAAAGAATATTTACCCGGAAAAAGGGCTATGCCATTCTTTATAGATAACCCTAGTCAAATTATTCCGCCATATACTGATTCAACTGCAATGAAATGGGGATGGATGTGGCGTATTCCTGTTCAAGGAAGATACGGTTGTGGTTATGTATACGACAGTGATAGAATCACTGATGACCAGGCAAAACAAGAAATAGATCAAGAGTTGGGATTTGAAGTAGATGTTCCTCGAGTAATAAACTTTGAAGCTGGCCGCTATGAAAAAATATATGAAAAAAATTGTTTAGCTATTGGCCTAAGTTCGGGATTTTTAGAACCTTTAGAAGCTACTTCTATATGGACTTCGTTAATGATGTTAAATTCTTGGATTGAGCATCCGGCAGCTATTACTCACAATGATCAACTGGCCAGAGATAAGGTGAACAAGCGTCACGCTGATATGAATGATAATAGTTTGGGGTTTGTTTATTTTCATTATATAACAAAAAGAGATGATACAGATTTTTGGAAAAACTTTACTATAGATAATAAAATCCCACAATCTTTACATACATTAATTGAAGAATCTAAGCACACTATTCCTAGTTATGATATGTTTTCAAACATAGGATTAGATTGGGCCGCTAAAAGTTTTCTAGCTTGCGGTAACGGACAGAAATTTTTTAATCCAGATCACGCTAAAAAACTGTTTGAATCTTTTTACAATGGTCGAAGAAAAGAAGAATATGATCTATTAAAATATCAATATTTTAGAAATATGAATTTAAATTTACCCTTACTATTAGATCATTACTCTTTTATAGAATATATAAAGGCTAACTAATGATTATAAAAGTTGATAGATGGTTGCCGTTGGCTTACGAAAACGATATAGAAAATGCAGTCAAAGAAATTCCATATTTTTATGCGCCTAATACTTCTTATGCAGAAAACGATCCGTTCTTTGAACACTATGTAAAACTAGTTAAAAATAGTAATGTTGTAGAAAACGGTCAGTTTACTCACGCAGTATTAGATGAGGGACATATTGTTTCAAATCTTCACGGTTTCATCTATCCTATTTTATATATTTTTGCAGAAAAAGCAGGCATAACTGTTAATAAAATAACAAGGATAAAAATAAATTTAATACTACAAGATAAGACATTCAAAAGTATTAATTGTAATTTTCCACATTCGGATAGAGGCAGTGGAGATAAAGTATTTTTATACTATATAAACAATTCGGACGGTGATACATTTTTATTCAACGAATATGACGATTATAAAAACATCCCCGATAAATTTACTGTTGTTGATCGAATAACTCCTAAAAAAGGAACAGGTGTATTTTTTGAAACCAATCGATTCCATGCTAGCAGTAACCCTGCAATTTCGCAAAATCGATATGTTATTAATTTCAATTTTATATAATGATCTACAAAAATATTTTATCAAAAGACACCTATACCAATTTATTAGATCTGGTACAAAACAAAAGATTTTTTTGGTATTATCAATCAAATATTGCCTACGCTAATCCCGTAGATTTGATCCAAGATTCAAATGCTATAACTAGCTTTGGATTGACTCATAACGTATGGGACGCTGAACTTGGACAAGTCTCTGAAGCATTGCAGTATATGGGACCTATTGTAGAAAGTTTTCAAGAACTTGCAAAGATTAAAATAAACAATTTTATTAGAATTAAAATTAATTTGTTGGTACCTATTCCTGGAAATACAATTAACAAATATAATGGCGCACACGTTGATCAATATTCTCCTCACAAATCAATAATATACTATCTCAATGACAGTGACGGTGATACTTTTATTTTTAACGAAAAATATGATTCAATCGATCAATCTACTTGGCCGCCATTATCAGCGCCGACAGTAAAAGAAAGAATTACTCCTAAAGCAAACAGTCTTTATTATTTAGAAAACGGTTTTAATTATCACTCTAGCAGTAATCCAATTAATACCGAAAGAAGATTTACTATAAATTTTAACTTTAATTAATATGAATGTTACAATAGACAAATGGTTTGCAAATCCTATATGGGAAATTCCTTTAGATTTAGACACTAGAGAGTTAATTCCTTACTCTTATAAGCTAAAAGAACAAAATCCAGGTGTTAGTAAATCAAACAAAGGAGGATGGCAATGCGCCAATATCCTTAATCCTCCAGCTGCATATACTAATTTACTAGATCAAATTGAACAAGCATTAGTCATAGTACACGAATCTATGGGTTTGAAACTTAATACGCCTTCATACGTAACTGAGTCTTGGATCAATATAAACAATCCCAACAGTTATAATCTTAGACATCTACATCCTAGAAGTTTGTTTAGTGGGGTTTATTATCTGCAAGTGCCAGAGGGAGATTGCGGAGATATTATCTTTTATAGAGACAATATGATGTTAAGTTATTTGCCGCCTAATGTTGTAGAAGTATGGAATGATATGACAAGCGGGACTGCTACTTATAAAGCCAAACAAGGTACTCTTTTAATATTTCCTAGTTGGCTTGAACATTCTGTTACTCCAAACTTTACTCAAGAAGATAGATTATCTATTAGTTTTAATACTAATTATAATTTTTAAAAAGTTTCGGTACAGTTAATTTCTAAATTTATAGAAATTCTAAATTGTTTGCTGTTGCAGTATCTATTTTTATGATTTAAATAACCAGGAAACAAAATTAATTGATTTTGTTTTGGCATAATTGTTTGTATTATTTCATTATCGTCATTATAAAAATCCAATTCTCCGCCACAATTCTCCGGCATATTAAAATAATACACTCCGTTGACTGTTGCTGTATTTTTATGATTATGAATACTGCTTAGATAATAGTCAGCATCTGACAAGTTGGCCCAACAGATTTTGCTGTTAGATTTTGATAATGTAACAGTTCCTAAAATTTTTTTAGAAAGAGTATAGAAAATTTCATATAGTTGACCGGTAAATTCTGGTATAATCTTATCTTGAATATTGTTCAAACAAATGTTGCGGCCGCCGATATAGCCAAATACACTTTTTAAAAATTCATCGCTGATTAATTTATAAAGTTGATTGTGTAATTCTAATGGAATTTCTTCGAGATCGAATATATAAATTTTGTCTAGGTATAAGTTGATTAACGGCATCGAGTATTTACATACTGTTAATTACTCCGGCTCGATAAATTGAACTACCATTGTTGATATGGCCGTAGTTTTTGTCATTAAATTTATCCATAAATCTAAAATGTGTATCTTTAGGGTAGGGTATTTTGATTTGATCTAATCTTTCTAATACTTGTGGCTGTACAAAACGTCCGTAAAATGCTTCAAGGTCTTCTCCCCAATTATGCCGAATTATATAGTATTCAGCATAAGGACACCAGGCGGCATAGACTGCAACTCCTCCGCCTCGTTCGATAATAACTTCCCAAATTTCAACGTCTTGAATATCCATAACACGATCGTAGGTCCAATCTGGGCTTGGCGGCAATACAATTGTGTCTGAATCCATATTGTTATTGTGCCAGACTTCGTCACCAAAATCTTTAAAAATATTATGTGTTGTCTTAAACTGAGGCATTAGGCATTCCTATATCGTATCACAACAACTCCCGGACCGCCTGGTCCTGATACGTCAGGACTACCGTGAACGCCACCGCCACCACCCCCACCGGTGTTTGTTGCCCCAGTTCCTCCGTTAGCTGCTCCTTCTGGACTTCCAGGATGTATTCCTGAACGGCCGCCGCCAAATGCTGTAGCCATTGGTCCTGGATTAACAAATCCGCCCCGTCCGTAATGTCCAGGATTTCCCGGACCGTGGTGGCCATTGCCGCCACCGCCTGCATATCTAGTTACCGTTCCGGTAATTTGACTGGCTAGACCGGCACCTCCATTTCCTGATTCATTACTGCTAGCAACTGGTTTTCCTGAAGAGCCTGCACCACCACCACCACCACCTGCGTGAATTACAGTGTTTCCAGCTGCCCAACCATATCCGCCACCGTGGGCTCCAAATCCGCCTGGATGTCCTTGTCCCATTATTCCGCTACCATGCCCGTTGCCTTCCATAGAAATGTGATCGTTGTTGTTACCTGTAGGAGTTCCTTGCAAGCTGGTATTTGGCATCCCTGCTAGATAAGGATAGTCCGTACCTTGATTGCCATGACCGCCTGCGGCCTGCGGCCACCACCCGCCGCCGCCTCCTGCTCCTGGAATGTGGCCGCCTGGTCCACCACCACCACTACCACCACCTGCTACAAAAGGAGTAGCGTTGGTACTGGTATAGGAGCAGCCTCGACCGCCGCCTACAGCATTGTACATTTGTGGTATACCTGGACCAACAATACTGCTGTTACCGCCAGGATTTTGATTCTGAGCGTTATGGCTAGTTTCGCCTTGGCCACCTCCGCCTACTGTTACAGAATAATTTCCTGCAGGTAAACTAACACCTTGTTCGTAGATAAACCCACCTGCACCACCACCACCGCCAATACCAGCTCCTCCACCGCCACCAGCTACTAGTAATACTTCAACTTCACCGGGATATGTCATAGTGAATGTTGTGGTGCCGCTAGTAAATGTGTGTATTCTATAGCCGCCTGCTGTAGTAAGTGATCCTCCGGAACCTAGTGCTGATCCGTCTAATAAAATCCATTTACTGCCATCATATAATTCTGTTCTTGAATTATCGGTATTGTATCGAATCATTCCGGCAGTCGGTGTGCCTGGTCGTTGTGCCGAACTGCCTGAAGGCATCTGAATAAACCCAGTATCGTTGATTGTTAAATTTGTTAACGTTGCCATTTTATACCCTATATCTTACTACTACTACGCCGGGACCGCCTGCACCTGAGGGATTTTCGCCGCCTGGGTGAGCACCACCTCCTCCTCCACCGCCTCGATTTGTACCTCCAGCAGTGGCTACTGCACCACCGTGTGTACCACTATTTCCAGTACCGTCCTCAGCTCCACCATTATTAGGACCGTGTCCGTAATATGGATTTACGTGTGTTCCGCCACCACCACCAGCAGCATATATTCTAGCAGTGCCGTCTATTGCACTAGTCATTCCGCGGCCGCCAACTACAACGTTCCAGTTTGAAAATCTACTAATACCTCTTCCGCCTGCTCCGCCGCCTGCTCCACCTGCGTGTGTTGCTCCGCTACCTTGACATCCGGGATTTGGATAACCCGGACCGCTGCCGTGGTGTCCATATCCTCCAGGATGACCTTGTCCAATTTGTCCAAGTCCGCCGGGGTGTTCTCCTGGATAGCTGGTATAGGTTGTGCCTGGAGTGCCATTGCCGCCTGGACCGCCGCCGCCACTTCCACCGCTCATTTCAGCCATAGTGCTACCAGCACTGTATTGGCCGCCTGTACCACCACCTATAGCTGTTAGTGTTGTTGTAGGTCCGCTAAAAGAACTATTGCCGCCGGGAGTCTGTTCTTTTGAGTAATGATGGGCACCGCCTGTGCCTCCACCTCCTCTAGTCACAGTATAGTTTGTGCCGCCTGCTACAGGAATGCTAGATCCGTATACGTATCCGCCTGCGCCACCCCCGCCACCAATAGGGCCACCACCGCCACCACCAGCAACTACTAATACTTCTACTCTTCCTGTATAGGGAGCAACAAAAGTATCAGAACCAGTAAAAGTATGTATTCTGTAACCACCTGCTGTAGCTATACTACCACCTGTAGCTAGTGTTGTTCCTGAACTAGCACTAACGCTTCCATCTAGTGCTCGCCAAACTCCGTTAACATATTGTTCTGCTTTGTTAGTTGTTGTGTTGAATCTAAGATCACCATTTGTGCTAACTCGTTGGGCAGTAGTTCCGGTAGCTACCTGAACTGATCCCGTGTCGTTGATTGTTAAATTTTTTAACGATGCCATTTATTAACCTCTGTATCTTACAATAACTACACCTGGACCACCCGGGCCGCCGCCTTGAGGTTCTGGGCTGTAAGGGCCACCACCTCCGCCGCCACCTAGGTTAGTGCCGCCTGCTTGTCCATTTTGTCCTGGTAATGTATTACCTAGACTGCCTCGGCCTGCTAGCGTAGCTACTCCGTGACTGGGTGCGTGATGACCACCGCCGCCACCGCCACCCCGCCAGGTAACACTGCCTCCAATGTTTGAAGCCATGCCTTCGCCGCCGCGGCCTTGTTGATTTCTATTGCCGCGGCCGTATCCCATAGTTCCTGCGCCACCGCCACCACCTCCGCCATAATGTGTTCCTGTTGGAGTTCCGTTATAATGCACCCCAAATCCGCCTGGATGTCCTTGCCCAGCAATACCTGCTGCGCCATCGTGAAAGGTTTCAGGGCCGCCGTTCCAACCTGGTCCACCACCGCCACTTCCGCCGCCACTATTTGGTTGACTACCCGGCGGGTAATGACATCCTCTACCTCCACCAGTGGACACAATCGAAACAGGAGTGCTGCCGCCAAATGTGCTGGGATTTCCCGGAGTTGCATCATTGGCGCTGTGACTTGAACAACCATTTCCGCCTGTTCCAATAACAGTGGGATAGGATGTTCCGGCAACTACGGGAACTCCTGCTATGAACTGATAACCACCTGCTCCGCCGCCGCCACTAATACTATGTCCACCACCGCCACCTGCAATTACTAGTACATCAACTACTCCGGTCTTCGATGGCACAAATGTGTCTGTGCCTGAAGTAAACGTATGTATTCTAAATCCACCGGTAGTAGCTATACTGCCTCCAGTGCTAGCACTACCAACAGTCTGTGGTTCTATACGAACCCACTCACTGCCAGTGTAATATTCGTTTGAAGCTAGATCGGTATTATATCGAAGCATTCCCGCAACTGGACTGCCGGGTCTAGCAGCAGTACCGCCTGAAGGTAAACGAAGAAATCCAGTATCGTTTACAGTGAGATTTGTTAATGTTGCCATTTTTACCTTTTCAAATTGTTAATTTCTTGTTTTAATGATTTAATACATTCAACTAGATATGCAGTTATTTTGGTGTACTGAATTCCATAAGGATTGCCTTTTTCATCTAGGCTTACTAGATTTGGAACTATCTTGTATACATCTTCTGCAATTAAGCCAGCCTCGTGTCGCACCTGATCTTTACGATCATAGGTTACACCAACTAATTGTAAGATTAAGTCTAAAGCATTTTCAATTGGCATTACATTTTCTTTAAATGCAATACTTGATGTTTCAACAATAGTGGCTGCGGTTATTTGACCGCTAACTCCAACACCACCTGTTACAACCAATGTTCCTGTAGCAGTAGTGCTTGATGCAACGCCGTCTGTCATTAAAACACTGGCTGTTGCTTTGGTAGCACTAGTAGTACCCCTTACAGTTAGTGTACCGCTGTTTGCTGAACTTCCATAGACGTTGGCCGCAAGGTATGCAGTAGCAGTTAATTCGCCAGTACTCGGAATAAAAGACAAATTAGATCTGTTGTTAAATCCAGTTGCTTGACTAGTAGAAATTGCACCGGCATTGGTTAAAAATACAGGATAATGTACAGTACCACTTGCTCCCGGATCTGTCATAGCCACACCGCCCGAAGCCAGCGAAGTCCAACTTAGTGTACCGTCGGTCGCTGAAGTCAGTGCGTAACCAGAAACAGCAGTGGCTGCTGCGGGAAAGGTCAGTGTGTAGTTTGTACCAATTGTAGCAGCGGCTTTAAGACCTATATAGTTTGAACTGTCAGCATCTGCTAGACGCAGGTCTGACTGTGCGTTAAGTTGGGTGGCTCCAACTATCTGTGTGATACCGGTTCCGTTAGGATCTATTATTAGATTCTGATTTGTTACTGCGGTTGTTAAAGTATTACCAGATCCGCCGGCAACAATAGTACCTAGGCCTCCACCTGAACCGACAACACCAATGCTTACTTTACGTCCCATTTTAAGTTCCTTATGCTGTTGATGTTTCAATACCCATAGCTACTACACTGATTGTAGGTGTAGCCGAGGATACTTGAACAACTAAAATTTTTCCAGCGTCCATTACCAATCCTGTGCGCTCAACAACACCACTAGCCACCAACGAGGTATCATATTCGATATACTCGTCAACCGCTGGTGTTGTTGAACTGCATATTGCAAGTCTTATAGTTGCTGCTGTGGTTGTGTTGCGATTACATATACTTACTGATGCCACTGTAAAAGTACTTGCTGGTACTGTATATACCGTGGTATTAGCTGTTGATGTAATGTTAGCTGTACCTAATCTTCCTGTTGCCATATAATTCTCCGATTAATTTAAAAAGTAATTCCAAGCTATTGGCAATCCTCTTACTCCTGCTTGGAAGTTAAAGTTAGCCTTCATTTGTATTGTCCCGCCTGTTGTAGTAGTTATCTGTGT